CAAACTACGTAAAAACAAATAAATCGATCTACTGCCTTGAGTTTTTAATTAATTTTGGAAAACCAAGGACGCTAGTAGCCTAGGATAAATAAAATCAGATGTCCAGACCATCCAACGCCAATATAAATGATATATCTCGCAACAAAGCAGGGGAATAGTCGATTAATACTGAGTCTGTATTTTCAAAGGTAAACGAGTTCAAATCGACTAAGTCATCTACGAGTTCAATATCGTAAGTTGGTTCCTCGTTGTAGTTGATCTTCCCCAAAATTATATTAAATTTTCTCAGTCTCTCAGTCCCAGAGAGAGTGGGTCTTTTCAACAAATAAGTGATGTGAGTTATCAAACTAAGCTTAATATCTGATATCATATTCCTCCCTGCGTTCTGGCGCATCGTTTTCTCAAAAGGTAGAATGTAATGCTGAAGAAAACCCTTGGTGCAATAATAGCGAAGCAAGGTAATGTCATAGGCAACCCAGTTTTCTCCTAAGACAAAGGATAACCAACAGCTGATCTTAGACCTCCAAGCGACTCTGCGTACGAGAAATTCCTCCTGCACACGCCAAGCCTTACTCTGAGGGGTATTGGTTTTGTTTATAAGGCTCACTTGCCAGTATTTCGACACATCTTTTCCTAAGACCACACAGGCATCCAGGGTCTTGTAACCACTGCTACTGAGATAATCCAAGAAATTACTTGTTTCAGGGATTTCCACTGGCACCAATAACAACACTGTTGAATAGATGTCGTTGCTGTTATTGAGCCACTCCATCAGCAAGTCATAGGCTCTGGAGTAAGTTAGATCGACAATAGAAACCTCCACTTGGTCTCCTTTTGTGGGTAAACTCATAGGGCAACCTTGATGCATATCTGAAAAGACCAAATAATCAAGATGATCTCTCCATGCTTCTTCTGCAATTGTTGCACTCAAATAAGCCGTATTGGGTTTCTTCAGAAGCATTGATGGTTTAAGCAACCGAAACAATCCGGATTGGAATGAGAGGCACTCCCTGATTGACATATGGTTTCTAAATAAGAGATTAGCAACTCCTAACAAAAAATCATACCTACAGTGGTATAAGTTGATTAAAGACCCCACCGGAGGGAACCGGGAAAACCTAACAATTCCAGCAATTCTTTCTCCTATCTGTTGTTCAATAGACCACTCTTCTAAATGACTAGACCATGATAGATCTCTTGGGACAAATGTTGATTCGCTGTTAACAGTGTCTGACGCAACCAGCAAGCATTGCTCACTCAAAAACTCTATCGTCTTATTAATCACTGTCATGCTTAAGAAGGATCTAACTCTAGTTAGAGTTTCTCTCCGAGTCTCCAAGTCTGTGATCCCGAACTGATCCAGTTTCATCGCAACCACATAATCCAGAATTTCTAGGTTCCCTCCTTGTGGGAAAAATGATTTGATATCAGTGATCACTTCGCATCCCAATGATATTAAGAATCTGGAGTGCTCGGCTGTCAACGATCTGTCCTGCAGAACCCTGAATGTGTAATGGGTTGCCACATCTTGATTGGATCTGATCAACCCGCTAGCATACAACAAATCAATTTCCCAGAACGAGTTGACTCCGGACCTGAGTAGTTCAGACTTGAAGTAAAGGCACTTGCTTTCCACTGCTCCTGCCATTGTGTTCTGATCAAAGACATCGTAGTCATTAACGGACGACACTCTTCTGATTTCCTTATAAAGGGTGGATAAAGGTAGAAGTGTTGCCTCTTCAATGTTCATTAATGCAGTTTGCCTGTCTCTTATCATACTGCTGATTAAGTTGGTCCCCCACAATGTTGCGTGAGCAACTGCATCTTTCACAACGTAAGCCCATAACCAGTTTCTAACTTGATTAATGACATCATAACAGTCGAGTGATTGAATTAAAGAGCAAATGTACACTGGTTCATTGTAGTCGAAGTCCCTTGATGTATAAATTACTTTAGCAAGATAAAACGCTATTGAGTTGACGGACGAATCTATCCTGTAACGTGAATGATACTGCACGGTCTGCACACGGAATTGATCTCCTTGGTACTCCAGTAATGGGATGAGTAGCTCTTTGGGATACCAGAATATATTTTTGCTAACAACCCTCTTGCAAGGGTTGTCAATATTCACATCCCCTAGACTGAGCGTCTGTGGCTGGAGACGACTAGAACAATAATGACAATTAATTGAAAATGCTAAAATTGGTAAATTAGCACCATTCTTGGAGAGGAGGACATGCATTGTATTGAGAACTGATACTGCCACTTGATTATGCATGAGAACCTGTAAGGTTTTCTTATTTTTGGCATGAGTAATGATTGTCCTGAGGTGAGTGTGTGGCCCATAGAGACTGTTTATGTAACCACCGTGTGATGTATATCTATCCTCGAACCTATTCTCCCAATTTGCCTCACTGAAAAAATCCGATCTTAACAGGAAGGATAATGGTAGATCCGTATAGGATTCAACGTTAGCCACAATAAGCTCAGCTAACTTATCGGAAGGCTCCACCAACCAGTTTATAACTCTCAAGCCGTGGATGGCATCTTTTAAACCCTTGACTGAAGCATTTAACTGATAATCCGATGCCTGAGGAATTGTTTCATGTGTCTGAGACCCTAGGTAAGGTATACAATAGCCTAATGTGGTGAACATCGAG